TTCGTCGAGCCAGCCGACGTGGACCCAGCCGGCTGTTTCGAGGGCGGTCTGGTCGTCGAGGTCGGCTTCGGCGGGGACGCCGGTGCCGAGCGGGGCGAGGTACAGCGACCCGGCGCTCTTGGCGAGGGTCTCGTCTGATATGAGCGCCATGACGCTCTCCTTTCGGTCGGGGGCTCAGTCGTGGGCGGTGAGGCGGACGGTGAGTTCGTATCGGGGGCCGGGCTGCCCGGAGACGGGCCAGTCGGGGTCGGGCAGGTAGAGGACACCGCCGAGTGTCTCGACCCGGATGAGGGTTCCGGCGGTTGTGACGTTGCGGCCGTCGAGGATCGATGAATGCAACGACTGGTAGGCGGCGGTCAGGAGCGTCAACGCCGCCTGTTTCGTGTCGGCCCAGGCGGTGAGCTGGAGGTCCTGGCGGATGAGCCGGATGGGCTGTGCCGAGTTGGGCAGCGGGCCGCCGCCGGCTTCCTCGATCCTCAGCACCGGTCGGGACACACCGTCGGGGAGCGCGGCGTATGCGGCGACGCCGGCGGCGTGGAGGATGGTCAGAGTGAGGAGGGCGACGTCGGTCATGCGACTCGGTGGGTGTCGAGCGCCCGTTTGACGGGTCGACGGGCCGGGGCGTAGCGGCTGCCGTATTCGACGGCGACGGCGGCTGCGCCGCGGGGCCCGATCCTCACGGTCTGATCGTCAAGGCGATCCCAGGAGATCCCGACGGGTGCCCGAGTGTTGGCGTTGGCTGTCCGGGCGATCGCTGACGCTGCGTCCTCGACCGCTGCTTTCACTTCCCGGTCGTCGAGGATGGCGTGTTCGTCGAGCGTGTAGACGGCGCGTGCCATCATCAGCCTCCGTCGTCGGTGATGTGGGTCAGGTCGACGGCGAGATACGCCACGTCGAGGGTGCGGGGGTTGGTCCACTGTCGGGCCGGGCCGGCCACTTCCAACTCGAGGCCGGTGGCCATGACCAGCCTGTCAGATGTGCCGATGTTGGTTTCTGGCGGAAACCATCCGGTGTAATCGACCCTTCCGGCGGGACGGTCGGCGACTTCGCCGGACCGGCCGGGTTGGATGTGACAGAGCACGGCGGTGGTGGTCTCTTCCCAGGTGGGGGTGCCGTAGGCGTCGTCGGGGCCGGTCTGGGTGCGGCGGACGACGAGCGCCTCCTGGCGCATGAGCGCTGTGACTGTCACGGCCAGACAATCGACTGGTCGACGGGGTCGGCGATGCGGTCAACCCAGTCGATGTCGTCGTCCTGATCTCGGGTGGTCGGCTGCACCCACAGTCCGGTCTTGCCAGCCGCCTTGCGGAGCGCCTTCTTCTCCGATTCGGTCAACAGCAGGCCGACCATCGACGTGCGGGTGAAGCTGTAGGAGCCGATCGTTTCTTGGGTGGTGCCGGTCGGGTTGGTTTCCGAGTCGAGTGACGCCTGGTATTTGCGGGCGGCGACCTCAGCGAAGGTGGCCGCCAGGCCGGCGGATATCGGTTCGGTCTGGGCGCCGACGTGGACCTCGGCGAGCGCCTGGAGGTGGGCGATGAGTTCGACGATGTACTCGTCGTTGTCGAGCTCGATTCGGAGGAGGGTGGCGACTCGGGCGGGGGTGATCCATGCCATCAGGTTGTCTCCTCGCCGTAGACCACGATCCGGCCGGCGGCTCGGATGGGGATCTCGGGGGCGGATGTGACCCGCAGCCACACCATCCATTCGCCGATGTCGAGGGCAATGTCCACTCCGAGCAACAGCCTGGCCGAGGCTGTGTTGGCGTCGTATTCGGCGGCGGTCCAGGCCGTCGGGTCGGCGTCAGATCCGTAGACGGTGAATGCCATCTCGTAGTCGAGGGTGGCGGCAGCGGCTCCGCCGATGGTGGTCGGGACGTAGAGGTGTTCGATCGAGTCGACGTGTATGCGTTGGCTCATATGTGTGGCCTCCCCACTGTCCGCAGCGTGGCGGGCGGTTCGACAGAACCTGATCTGGATGGGACCGCTACCAGGCCGGCCACATGAGGGAAGCCGGCGAGCACGGTCACGTTCGCTGCCTGCTCTGCCTGACCCTCCGCGATGCCAGCCCAGGAGACGGCGCCTGATGCGGAAGCCTGGGGGTCGGTCGTTCCGGCGGCGATACCGTCCCAGGTGAGCGATCCTGAGCCGGTGCCTTCTGTGACGGAGACGCCGTTGACCGTGCCGAACCAGGTGGCTTCGCCAGTGGCCGATCCTTCGGAAACGTCGGTGGGGGCTTCTCCGGTGGCGGCACCGTCCCAGGTGATCGACCCTGAGGCGGAGCCTTCCGGGGCGGACACCCCGGTCGCAGCACCCGCCCAGGTGATCGACCCGTCAGCGGTGCCATCTGAGATGCCGGTGGGGGCTTCTCCGGTGGCGGCACCCGCCCAGGTGATCGACCCTGAGGCGGCGCTTTCCGGGGCGGACACCCCGGTCGCAGCACCCGCCCAGGTGACCGACCCTGAGGCGTCTCCTTCGTGGACGGCGGTGCCATCCACAGCCCCCGCCCAGGTGACCTCACCGGTAGCGTTGCCCTCGGAGGCGGACACACCGGTCGCGCCACCCGCCCATGTGACCGATCCCGCCCCGGATCCTTGATGGATGCTTGCACCGGTTGCCGATCCGGCCCAGGTGACGGACCCGGTGGTGGTGCCCCCGTGGACGGCTTCGCCGGCGACCGATCCCGCCCATCCGACCGCACCGGTCGCTGATCCTTCGGCGGCAACGGGGGTCTGGCCGTCCGCGGCACCGGCCCAGGTGATGTCACCAGTGGCGGAGCCTTGAAGGTCGGCTACACCGTCCGCGGCACCGGCCCAGGTGATGTCACCAGTGGCGGAGCCCTGAAGGTCGGCTACACCGTCCGCGGCACCGGCCCATCCGACTGTCCCCGGTGCGGCTCCCTCAGACGTGAATGCACCGGTTGCGGCGCCGACCCAGGAGACTGCTCCGGTTGCGGCGCCGGTACGGACCGCCGCGCCGGTTGCCGATCCCGCCCAAGTGACGGTCCCGCTGGTCGCGCCCTCCCGGTCTGTTGTTCCAGTGGCCGAACCGGCCCAGGTGATAGCACCGGAGCCGGCACCGTCAGACCCGTCGGTGGCCGGGTTCAGGACGATCGACCACCAGGCGTTTTCCTCTGTGGTGGACGTGGACCATGACCACGTTCCGATGGCTCCGGCGGTCGCTTTCGAGCCGTAGAACAAGCCGACCGACCCGTCTGACCCTTGGTCAGATTCGTACACGCCGACGTCGGTGATCCCGGAGAGTGCAGCGTTCGCGGGCGACGCAGCGTTTGTACCGATCCCGTCACCATGGGTGAAGAACAGGGCTGCGACGGCGTCCGCGACTGTGGAGGTTTGCCCGGTGACCGCCGAATGCGATGTGACGTTCGTGCCGTCTGATCCGGACGCGGCGGTGACGTCGAACGGGTCGGCCGGGTCGACCCCGCGGAAAGCGTACGTTCTGGCGATCGTGTGGTTCCCGGCGTCGGGTACCGACGTTGATGGTGGACTTCCCGAGTCGTAGATCGCATACCCCAGCGTGGCGCGGGTCCGGTCGACGGCGCCGTCCGTCCCGGATGCGACAGAACCGATCGACGTGTACCCGGTGGGGAGACCGTCGGCAGACCCGTCCTCACCTTCGCCCTCGACGAGGATGAAGATGATGTCGTCGTCTTGGATTCCGGCGGGGAGCGCGGCAGTCACACCGGCTGTTGATCCGGCGCCGGCGCCGGCGCCGGCGGACGCTATCCCGGTCGGGCCGGCCCCGGTGAGCTCGTCGGGTTCGTCGGTCGAGTAGACGGGGGTGCCGACCAGTGACAGGTCGTCACCACCAACTGAATCGGTGCCGTTCGTCACATCCGATTCGGAGCCGAACCGGTAGTGGTTCGTGCAAGACCCGGACTGGGGTGCTTCGTTCTGGGCTTCGGCGAGCAGGGCGGTGGCGTCGAGCGTCCCCGTCCCGAGTTTCAGGTTCGACGCTTTGCCGTTGAGCGGTTCGGCGGGTTGCGAGTTCATCACGTCGAACGTGGTGAACGTGTACCCGGACCCGGGGATGCCCGTCTGTGCGGTGCCCGCAGTGACCGACGACCCGCCCGACTCCATGTAGTAGGGGGTGAGCGTCCCGGCGGACGTGTTGAACACGAACGCCAGGAAGTACCAGGTGTCGATGGAGAGGGCGACGCCGGTGGATGTGTCGCCGAGGGTGGTGGACGTTTGGAGGGTGACGCCATCGTTGGTGGTCTGCAACGACAGGTACACCGAGCCGTCGTCGAGACTGAAGAACGACGAGTAGTCGTTGCGGTCGACATCGAGTTTGAACCAGCCGCACACCCAGAACGACGACCCGAGCGCCAGCCCGGGGGAGAGGGTGCCGGTTAGTCCGTCTAGGCCGTCAGAGTCGACCGACATACAACGCCTCCCTGGCGGCGACTACGCCTGGCTGGGCGGCCGCCGTCAGGTGGCGGTGCCGGTGATGGTGATGCCGGTCAAGGTGTACTCGCCTGCTGCGTTGAACGTCTGATCGCCGGTGAGCGGAAGCCACCCGTAGAACGTGCCCGACGTGGAAGCCGACCAGAATCCGATGTGGGTGGCGGGACCCGAGCTCGCTCCTCCGGTGAATGCCAGGTCGACGGTGGCGACGAGGTCGCCGTTGGCGGCGGTCACCCAGGTGATGGCCTGACGACCGGCGGTCGACTCGTTCGAGCCGGACCCGTTTGGTTCGGCGGTGTGGATTGCCGCATGGGTCATGGCCGCTTGCATGGCGGCGTTGCCGATGTTGAGGATCGTGTCGTTGAGGGCCATGGTCAGGTCTCCAGTCTTGTGGCGTGGTGGGCGGGTCCGGTCCAGTCGATGTCCAGCGCCGACCGGTTCTGGCCGACGAACCAGTGGGCGTGGCGGCCGGAGTCGGATCGGGCTGGGTTGGCGAGCGAGCGGCCGTCAGGGTGGTCGACTAGTGACGGCAGGGTGTGCCAGCAGTCGACGCCGGTGTGCTCGAAGAATCGTGAGACCCGCCGGTCGTATTGGCGGACCCGGTCAGGGAGACGATCAGCCCAGGCGACCAGGTCGGGAATCACCGACGTCGGGTAGGCGATGGCGACACCCCAGGGGAGCCGGTCCATCACGACCCATGACGCCCCGGTGCGGCGGGCATCGGCGACGGTCTGGGCGACCTGACGGGCGAACGGTCGACCGGCACCGAGGTAGATACTGGATGGCGATCCGGTTGGCACCCGTTCGAGAGCCGCTTCGGTGCTGGCGGTCAGGGCTTGGCAGGGGATGGCGTCGTCTTGGATCACGAGATGCCATTCGGATGCCGGGTTGAATGCGAGCAGGGCTCGGCGGGCGGTGTCCCACACGTTCCGGTGCTCGTCCCAGACGATGTCGGCTCCGACGGTGGCCGCCAGTGTCTTTGCCGGGCCGGCCCGCCGGGGGTCGGCCATGACCACGGTCGAGATCATGGGTGGATCATGACGCCGAGCTGGCCTGCGCATTCGATGGTGGCACCCAGGTCGGTCAGCCATGGCACCGAGGCGGGGGTGGCTCGCAGGTCCTCGACGGCGTACACGCCGCCCGCTGTGACGTGGGGCCACAGTCCGGTCCAGCTGGCGACGTGCTGGTGATGCTGGTGGCCGCCATCGTCGACGACGAGGTCGAAGGGGGCCCATCGGGCGATCAGGTCGGCGAGGACGGCGGGGCTTGCCTGATCGCCGAGCACACGGTGGGCTCGTCCGACGTCGACGCCGGGTCGGTCTGTGACGTCCAATCCGATGATCGTTGCCTGGGGCATCCACTCGGACCACATCCGCAGCGACCCGCCCCGACCTACCCCGATCTCGAGGACGTTCAACGGGTCAAGACGACGCCGGCCGAGCAGCCGCTCGTAGACGGTCGTGTATCCCTTCGGGGTGTAGCCGCGGATCGGGCGGGTGCCTTTGTCGGTGTGGTGCCGGTGGGCGAGGTCGTCGAGGGTCACCGGTCGATTCCCGCTTCTTTCAGGATCGCCGACGCGCGGTCTGGGGGGAGTGGTTTGCCGTTCTGCCAGGAGGTGGACAGGTTGTTTCCGTGGACGACCTGGCACCAGGACGGTTCGGTGACGTGGTGGATTCGGCGGCCGTGCCGGGCCTTGCCGTGGTCGCCGCCGGTGGTGAGCATCCGTTCCCGCCGGTCGTGAGCGACCGCCAGGAACGGCCCGGACGGATACTTGCGGGCGGCGACAGTTCCGGCGTGCCAGTCGAGTTGGTAGCCGAAGTCGAACGACACGACCCCACCGGGTGCCACGCTATGCGGGCGGAGTGCGGTCGGCATGTAGGCGTCGTCGGAGTCGAGCCGGAACGTGAGGAACCGGGAGGCGTCCGGCCACACCCGATCGTCGGTGACTTGATCCTCCAGGACGACGACCGGAGTGGGATGGAGAGTGGAGGCGATTTCGGTCACCTGGTCCAGCCTTTCGGGGCACGTCCGCCACACCCAGCAGGCGTCGGATGCGAGCACGGTGGTGGCGGTGATCCGGCGGAGCATTTCGGCCCGGTCGGTCACCCATCTCCCGGATGGCACCCGGTCCGCCCATCGGATGGCGACTCTTGTGACGACGACGAGCCTCACAGGAGGCGCCTGAGCTTGGACGCTGCGGCCGACACCGCGGTGGCGGTCGCTTGTCGGGGGGCGAGCACATCCGGCCAGCGGTCGGCGGGCACTCGCATGGCTTTGGCCCACAGGACCCGCCGTTGACGGTGCGCCTGCCGGCGGACACTGGACCTCATTCCCGTGCGGGGGCTTCGGGACATCGATGTGGGCAGTGCGTCAACGTGGTAGAGGGGCTCGTCGATCTGTCGGCAGCGGAGATGTAGGGCGGCGAGTCCGACCATCATCGTGTCGAAGCCGACGACGTAGTCGGGGTGGGGACCGCCAATCGACCGGAGTGCATCGGCCCGCCACAACGCCACATGGTTCCCGAGGTTTCGGAGCTGCTTTGACGCCTCGTCCAGTCGTGGCGTCTTGACGACGACCCGGTCGCCGTCGTGGACGACGACCGGCCCGAACACGACATCGGCAGATCGGGACTGGCTGCGAAGTTTGGCGAGCCGCTGAGGGTCGGACCAGTCGTCGGCGTCGTGTGGTGTCCACCAGGTCGTTTGTGCGGCGGCGAGGGTGACGGCGTCGGCGAAGTAGCGGCCCCGGTTGGCGGTCAGGTCGAATCGGATGAGCCGGGGGTCGTCGATGTCGGCCAGCACATGCCAGGGAAACCGGCGGTCTCCGTCGTTGACGACGACCAGTTGAAGCCGGCGGAATGTCTGGCCGAGCACCGAATCGACGGCCCGGCGGAGTGTCGCCCCGCACCGGTAGGCGGGCATGGACACGGTGACGAGTGGGGACGGGTGTCCCTCCGTCCCCACTCGTCCGGTCACGACGTGGCGTCGACGATCTTGACGGCCCGGCGGAGCACCCGCACCGAGTTGGCGTCGGTCGGGTCGACCGGGTCGGTCACGACCGCCGAACCGATGTAGCTGTTGAGCACCGAGCGGTCCTGCAGGGTCGAGGAGTCGTAGTCCCGGATCGACCGGATGGCCAACCCGTCGAGCACCTGGCTGGAGCCTTCGGCGCCGGCGGTGGGCACCATCGGCGCCCGGTTTGCCATGACGAACGCCTCCCGGTGAAACGCGTACGCTTCGCCGTCGTCGATGGCGTTCGAGCCGACGACCTGGAACCCGGCGATCGGGCGGGCGATGGTGGCCGTCTGGATGGCAGTCGCCGCGTCGGCGCCGCCACCGTCGACCCTCGACACCCGCTCGTCCTGGAGCAGGTCCGCTTCGATCTGGGCGCCGCACACGAGCACCCGGCCTGAGCGGGGCACGTTGAGGGCGTTCAGTTTGCGGCCGGCGTTGACCACCGACCCGAACGGGTCGGCCGCGTCCCACTCCTGGGTGTTGGTCGTGGTCGGATAGGTGGCACCGGTGATGGTGGTCGCCAGGTTGTCCTCGAGCCGGTCGACGACGGCCCGCAGCTGCGGGCGGAGGACCTGTTGCACGAACTCGACGATGTTGAGGGTGAGGGTGGCGTCGGGTGTCGCGACCGCCGAGTACACGTCTTCGGTCAGTTGGACCGCCACCGGGAACTCGACGACGTCGTCGGTGGTGATGGCAGCGGTCGCTCCGATGGTTCGGGTGCGGGCCGTCATCTTCGCAGGCAGTCGGACGGTGACGGTGTCCCCGATCTTGCCGGAGAACTCGGCGACGGCGTCTCGCCAGACGAGCATCGGCAGGACGGTGTTGCGGTTGAGTACGCCGAGCACGGCTCGGGCGATCACCTGGGGGGTGAGGATGTTGTGGGCCATGGTTGGCGCCTCCTATCTGGTTCGGTGCCGCCCGGCCGTGCTGCTCACAGCGGGCCGATCTGGGCGGCGAGTTTCAGCGGATCGATCTCCGGTTCCGCTTCGGGGTTGGATCCGCCCCGCAGCTTCTCTTTCGCCTTTTGGCTGGGAGGTTGCTTGACGGGTGGGTTGTCGTCGGTTCTGAGGCCGAGCGCCTCGATCGCTTCGTCGGCTTCGGCTTCGAGCTCGTCGACGGTGGTGCCGGTCATCCGGGATGCGATGAAGGCGGGCAGCTTCTTCGCGTGGGCGACCTGCGCCACGAGGGCGTCCCGTTCGGCCTTCTCGGCCCGGGACGTGAGCGCGGCAATCTGCTCTTGGACCTTCTGCATGTCGGACTTGGACGAGTCCTGGTCCTTCTTGAGGGCGGCCAGTTCGTCGTCTTTCGCCTTGGCGTCGAGGCGGTACTTCTTGGCTTCTTCGTTGGCCTTGTGGAGCGCCGCCTGCATCTTCTCGATGTCGTCGGCGGTGGGTCCTGTCGGCTTGGGAGGGTTGTCGCCCGTCACGGGCTTGTCGGCGTCAGCCATCTCGGCTGTCCTTTCGGTCGTTGCCGACCCCATCACGGGGTCAACGGGGACTCAACGGAACTCTGGTTCGCCGGTGCAGCGGCATCCGTCGTGGGCGGCGAAGGAGACGGACTCCTCACCGAACACCGCCCCTCTGACGGCCAGCGACTCACAGAAGGTGCAGGCGTTGCCGGATGTGACCCGCATCCACCCGCCCGATCGGGGATCACGACGGGCAGTCTCGACGATGACGGCGCGGCCGCCGGTGAGGGCGTGTCGCTGAGCGGATCGGGCGGTTTCGGTGAGTGCCGTCCTGGTCGCCGCTTCGATGGAGGCGGACCGTCGGATTGCCCGTTCGATGCGGACGGGGCCGGTCACGGCCAGTGACGTGCGGACGGCTTCCTCGACGAGCGGTGGGGCTGCCAGTGTGCCGGTGAGTGGCACTCCGAGCTCGGCGACCCGGAGCGCCTGGTAGTAGCGGCGGGCCAAGTCGGCGGAGATTCCATGCTGTGTGGAGATCATTCGCACCGCCGCGTCGATCCACACCGGCGACGTCTCGGCGAGCGCAGTCGGGTCGAGGAGTCGCCACAGGTCCCGCATCTGCACCCCGGTCGCCACTCCCACCCGCACCTGCGCCAGCCGATGTGTCTCGGTCAACTGGCGGCCCCGGGATGTGGCGGCCATCAGCCGGCGGGTGGCAGAGCGGAATCGCCGCCGGCCAGTTGAGCGATGAGCGCTTCAAACCCGCCGTCGTCCATGAGCGCTTTGGCTCGTTCGACGTCCTGTTGGGTCCAGCCGGGGATCTTCTCCCACAGCATCTGCACCGGGACACGCAGCATTTGGGCGAGTTTGCCGAGGGCGTCGGCGGCCTGGGCGAGCGACCTGATCTCGGTGTCCCGCCACACGACCTGTGCGTCGAACGCCTCGGCCCCTTCCGAGTCGCCTTGGACGTGGGCGGCGAGCCGGAGGGTCTGCTCCCACGACTCGCCGAACGAGGCTTGCCGTTCCGCGACCTTCGCCGACAAGGACGCCCGGGCGGCGGCGAGCGCCTCAGCGGACAAGTTGACCATCTGTCCGAGCAGGTTGTCCGGTGGGGTTTGTGACACGGCTGCCAGGTCGCGGATGTCGGACTCCCGGGCCTTGATGTAGCCGTCGAGGGGCGTTCCGGCGAGCGTCCCAAACTTCGTGTCGGGTGATTCGGACACGAGGATGTCTTCCATGCGGAGACGCAGTTTTTCGGCGGCGACCGACGTCGTGTTGCCGTCACCGTCGACGGCTGCGGCGGGCATCTCCATTCCGGAGATGGTCCGGACGCTCCACGCCCCGAACCGTTGCACGACCAAGCGGTCAAACGTGTCCTGGTCGATGCGGGCTGCGAGGGCGATGAGTGGCGATACTTCGCCGGCGGATCGTCCATCGAGGTCGAGTTGGTTGGCGAAACGGATCACCGGGCAAACCCCGGCGCCGTGGACGTCGAATGTGACGAACTCGGGTGACGTCTGGTCGCCGTCGAAGGTGTACACGGCGTCGGCGTCATACAGCCGCCACCGCATCTTCTGGCCTCGCAGGTGATCGGCGCGGATGGCGTATTCCGGCCACTCGTCCTCAGCCGGATCTCGATAGAGCGCTATCATCCTGCGGGCGGACACACCCCGGATGACAGCTGTGTCCCCGCCGCCCGGCAGCACCGTTGCATAGGCGAGTCCATGAGCGAGCGCTCCTCGGTGGACGGCCGCCTGTCGTGCGTCGAGGCCGTTGCGTTGCCAGGCAGCCCACCCGGCAGCGTTGTCGGGGTCGTCGGCTCGACGGTACCCGTCGACGTACAGCGCCTGGGCAACAGCGGTCACGACCAGCGACAGCCACGGCGTCCGAGACCGGTCCTGGAGCTCCCGGTACTCGAGTGTGGACCGGTTGGGCATCCATGGTTTCTCGTTCTCGCCGCGGTACCAGTTGTCGACCTTGGTCGTCGACCGCCGGTTCGACTGCCATTCGTCGATGTAGAGGCGCAACACTTCGGCGGCTTGGCGGGGAGTCATCGGCATTGCTTGACCTCCATCACCAGATCTTGCCGGCACGTTTTCCGGTCGCCGAGCTGCGGGCCGACGACACGACCCGGCGGACCATGCGGGCACCGATCACGCACACGGCGGCGTCGATCTTCAGCGGCGACATCGGGGATTCCTTGCCGATGCCGACGGCATCTCGGTGGGGCCGCCGGCGGGCGTTGCCCATGTGCCGGCCTGTTGCCGGGTGGCCGTCGTGTGTGAACAGCGCCGGCCGGCCAGCTCGGACGGCCTTGAAGGACTCCTCGATGTCGTCGAGGGTGGCCTCGGTGGCTTTGGCGAACTCGTAGGCGTGGGATCGCATGTCCCAGGCGACAGCTTGGGGTGGCCTCGACGCAGGGGACGCCCACACTTCCAACCGGTCGCCGTACCGGCGGGGCCATTCAGTGAGAGCGAAGGATTCCCATTCCCGGACGTCGGCGAAAAAGGCCTTGACCTGATGGTTGGCGAACGCGAGGGACACCACCCGGTCGACATCGGCCACGTCGACTGTCGAGTTGGGGTCGTTCTGGTCCGGTTCCCAGACTCCGAGGGTGAACACGTGGCCGTCAGAAATGCGACATCCGACCAGGGCGGTGGCGTCACGGCTTTTCGAGCCGTCGAAGAACAACACGACCGGGTCGCGAGGCTCGACGGTGACGGAGTGGTCGGTCATCACCGACCACCATTCCGGTTCGATCCACGCGTCCTGCGCTGCGGTCGGACGGTTCAGGTACTTTCGTCGCGAGTCGTCGGGCCGGGCTTTCGGGGACCAGATCCGGTTCATGATCGATGTCACGTCGGGCGGCTGGTCGAGTTGTGGTTCGCCGTCGACATGCGGCTTCTTCCAGTCGCAGTCGTCATAGAGGACCTCGAGGGCCGGTCGCAGCGAGTCGGGAAGCGACATGTCGGTGTCGGGTGGGGCGATTACCGCGTCGTACAGGATCCGGCCTTCTGTCCGGTAGCGGCCTTCTTCTTGGGCGACCCACGCCTGGTGTGATCCTTCTGCGACCGTTTGACGGCCGGGCACCCACGAGTTGGCTGTTTCGACCATCCGGGACCCGGACTTGGCGAGGTTGTCCTCGAGGGTGGAGGCCAGTTCGACTCCACCGTTCGTCGGGGTCCACAACTCGGTTTCGTCGGCGACGACCAGCGACGACTCCGCACCCTCAGCAGCGGTCGCTGAAGAGGTGATGATCTCCAGCGTTCCCTCCGGAACCCGGTAGTACTGGGTCTTGCCCGGGTCCAGGTTGTAGGCGGCGACGATCGGGGACTTCTTCGGAGCGAACGCTCGCACCATCCGCATCGTGTTTGCCGTCTGCGACTCGGCGGTCGCGGCGATCTGGACGAGTGGCATGTCGACGGGTTTGCCGCGGACACCGCCGGGGATCCGATCGTCGAAGCAGACGAAGCGGACCGGGGCGAGGAAGTCGATCAGCGCCAGGACCGCGGCAAACGGTGACTTGCCGGTGCCCTTGGCCAGCCTTCGTGCGCCATGGGTGTAGACCCACCTGCCGTGATCGTCGACGGCGTACCACCAGAGCAAGAACCTTGTTTGACGTCGGGTGAGCCGGAACGGCAGGCCACCTCGTGGCCCGTTCGGTTGGGTCAGCCCGGTCCACTGTTGTTTCCAGCCGTCGCCCACCCAGACGGCGCCTCGGGTCCAGGCGGCGGCGTGGAATCCGATGGTGCGAAGTCCCACGTGGGCTGGTACGCAGTCGGCACAGTCGGGGGTGCAGCGGGGGAGCGTGTCGAGGCGGTCAGCTGGTGCGGTCTTGACGGTACTGTTCCAACCAGGCGACATCGGGCACTGCCTCCTGCTCTGTCACCCTTTCGAGCTCGATCCTGACACGCCGGCGGGCGCCTTCCGTGGTGAGGAGCTCGGTGGCGCCGACCTGCCAGCGTTCGATCAGGGCGGCGGTCATCTTTCCGCCAGAAAGTGACCTCGAGAGGATCTCGGCGAGGACTTTGGCTGTGGCCCAGTCGGACGGCTGGTAGAAGATGGCCTGTCCCGACTTCTCGAGCGATTCGAACCATTCGCGGGCAGCCGGGTGCCATTCGTTGGGACTGGCGTGGCCGGCGACCACGAGGGCGATGATCTCCTCGCGTTTGAGACCGTCGGCGACGACGTGGCCGAGGGAGGTGGCGTACGCGATCCACGCCGCCTTCGACGCTCCCCGACCGGAGCGGGGCGGCTGGGACGGAGATGGGACGGGGACCCGGTCGTTGGCCTCGGCGATCCAGTCGTTGCGGTGGCGGCGGCGCTGGTCCGACCGCTTGGGCACTGGTCCTCTCATCGGCCACCGCCGATGGTGGCGCAGGCGGCCGCGAAGTCGCGGACGTCATCTGACCAAAGGCCGTGGCGGTTGACGACCTCGAGGAACTCTTCGATGTCGTGGCCCCGGATCCGCAGGATCAAGTCGCCGGTGTCCTCGTCTTCGTCGACGGCGAAGTGGCAGAGCTCGTGGTCTACGAGGGCCCGTCGGGCCGTGTCGTCGAGGGCGTGCCAAATGTCGCCGGCGAGTTCCATCACGAAGAAGGAGTGATCGACGTCGGGCTCGGCTGTGCCGGCGGCCAGGGCTGTCATGAAAGCGGAGAGCCCTGACACCTTGCGGGCTTTGGCAGCAACGGCGCGACCTTTGGAGACCGCGGCCGGGGACCGGAACACATAGAGGATCGGAATGCCCAGCAGGTGCATGTGGTTTTCGGCGATCAGCGGCCCAGCGATTTCGGCGGCGGTGGGGGCTGGCGACCAGGTTGGCACGATATCCACCTCTGGTGATGTCGAAATCTGGAAACCCGTTCGGGGGGTCAGCCGCT